CCGGAGACCCCCGGGTGATTATGGGGGTCGAGTTCACGTCGACGCAGTTCGACCGGCCCGCGCGCTACTGGTTCAATCGCATGTCGCCCGACGGACTCGGCACGATCAGCGAGCCGTGGCCGGCCGACCTGGTGATCCACGAGTACATGGTCGACGAAGAGGGTCAAGCCCGCGGATTCCCGTGGCTGACACCGTCGCTCCAAACGGCCGCGGACCTCCGCGACTACGACGACCAGGTGCAAGACGCCGCGCGCCAAATGGCCGACCAGTCGGGCCTGCTCTACACCGAGAATCCCGACGAGCCATGGATGACGCCGGAGACCTCCACGGTCGAGCGCAGGACCATCAAGATGGCCCCGCCAGGTTGGAAGCCGTTCGTCTATCCGGCGACGCTTCCCCCGGTGCAATATCCCGACTATCGCGCCGAGAAGCAGAGGGAGATCGGTCGCCCGATCGCAATGCCCCTGCTGATCACGCGGCTCGATGCCAGTCGGCACAACTATTCGTCGGCCCGTTTCGACGGCCAGGGCTGGGCGCGCTTCGTCCAGTTCCTCCAGTACACAATATCCGGGACCGAGCGGTCCTACGGCACGCTCAACCGCCTGGTGGACATCGTGCTGGCCGAGGCCCGATTCTCCAACCCGATCCTCCGCAACCCTCCCCGACACGTCAGCTACCAGTGGACCTGGCCGGCCAGGCCGCACGTCGACCCGCTCAAGGAGGCCGCCGCCGGCGAGAAGCGACTGGCGACGCGGCAGTCGAGCCTGACCTCCGAGCTGGCCGAGCGCGGCGTCTCGATCGACACGCATATCGCGACGCTCGCACGCGAGCAAAAGAAATTCGAGGACGCGGGAATCGCCTTGCCGGCGTACATGCTGGGCCCCGCCGCAGCGCCCGGGCAACCGGCCGCCGCGGACGATGAGGACCAGGCTGATGAAGACCGCCGAAAACCGCGCGCCAATGCATCCAAGGAGAGCTAGACCAATGCCTGACCGCCTGACGATCCGCGAAACACCTGCCGCCGCGCTCGACCTGACCGAGCGGGCATTCTGCCTGCGGTCCGAATCGGCCGACGAAGCGACGCGATCCGTCGAGGCCGTGATTGCGACGGATCAGCCGGTCACCGTCTACGACTACCGCACGGGGGAGATCGTCGACGAGATTCTCCGCATGGATGGCGCGTCGATTCCCGATCGCGTGCCGATGTTGGCCAACCACTCGCGCTATTCGCTCGATGACATTTTCGGGTCGGCGCGAAACATCACGGTCGGCAAGCACGAGGCCACCGGCAGACTCTATTTCGCCGAGGGCGATCCGGACGCTGAGAGGGCCTGGCAGAAGGTCCGCGGCGGCCACATCCGCGACGTGTCGGCAGGCTATCGCTCGATCAAGTACACCGATATCCGACCAGGCCAGTCGGCCGTGGTTGCCGGCAAGACGTACACCGCCAAGGGTCGCACGTTGAGAGTCACGACCCAGTGGGAGTTGCGAGAGGTTTCTTTGGTCCCGATCGGCGCAGACTCGCGCAGCAAGATTCGGGGCGATCATTTTCACGGAGACGTTAACATGCCCCCGAAACTACGTGCCTACCTGGAGTCGATCGGACTCCGCGCCGAAGCGACGGACGCCGAGGCGCAGACCTTCCTGGCCGGACTCACTGGCGACCAGCGGGCTCGCGCCGACGCGATCACCGCCGAGACCACGCGGACCGACCCGCCGCCGGCGGATCCGCCCGAGCCGCCGGCGGATCCGCCCGAGCCGCCGGCGGATCCGCCCGAGCCGCCTGCCACCGTGGAGGAGGCCGCGCGACGAGCCGTTGCCGCCGAGCGCGACCGTGTCCGCGAGATCACCAGGCTGGCCGGGACGGACGTGTCGGCCGAGCTGCGGCAGCGCGCGATTGACGAGGGCTGGGATATGGCCCGGGCCTCGCAGGAGTTCCTCGGCGACGTTCGCCGCCGCGGCCCCGCGCACGATCCGGCGCAAGTGCCCTACCACCCGACCGCGCAGACCGTGCGGCCGTCGGCCATCAACGCCACCGCGCGCAGCCTGGCCGCCGGGCTGATGATCGCGACCGGGATTTCCGATCCCACCAAGCACGTCGCCCACTCCGGCCGCCGCGACCCGATCCCCACGGACCGGATCACGGAGAAGGAAGCCGAGATCGGCCAGCGGATGGCCCGCATGTCGGCAATCGACATCCTCCGCGAGTGTGTCAGGCAGGACACGGGCCGCCTCTACTGGGACCCGGGCGAAGCGTTCGACGCCTTGCGAGCCGCCACCTCGGGCGGGACCTTGGCGCACGTGTTCTCCACGAGCGTCTACGCGAAGATCGTCGAGGGCTGGAACGAGGAGCCCGACACGACACTCTGGTGCGATACCGAGGACGTGGCCAACTTCATGACGCAGGAGGACATCTCTTTGGAGGGCGGGAGCAACCTCCGCGTGCTGCCGCGTGGCGGGACCGCGACGGACGCCCAGCTCGCCGATAGCCGCGAGACCTACCGGATCGCCCGATTCGCCCGCAAGTGGACTGTCGACGAGCAGGACGTGATCGACGACCGGCTCGGCGCGATCATGCGGATGCCTCAGGAGATGGGCAGCGCTGCTCGCCGACTGCGGCCCGACCTGGTGTATTCGCTGCTGTTGGCCAACCCGAAGCTGGCCGACGGTGGGGCGCTGTTCAACAACACGGCGGTCGGCACTGCCGGCGGTCACAAGAACCTGACAACCGCCGCGCTGGGCGCCGCGGGCCTCAAGGCAGCCATCGACGCGATGGGCGCGTACCGCACGGCCGACAACGCCGTGCTGAACATCCGGCCGCGGTACCTGATCGTGCCCGCCGCCCTCCAGTGGACGGCCAAGGAGCTGTTGACCTCGACATCGCAGGGCTTCACGGCCGCGGCCGCGGCCGCCACGCCGACCCAGTATTACACGATCAACATCCTCAACGGCGTGGTCCAGACGCTGATCGTCGACGACCGGATCGGCGCCGGCGGATGCTGGAACCCGCTGACACAGAAGGTCGTGGCAGGCGCCGCGACCAAGTGGTACCTCAGCGCCGGCGGACCACGGACGATCCGCGTCGCCTACCGCCGCGGGACGAACCGCCTCCCGGTGCTCCGCTCCTACTCGCTCGATCAGGGCCAGTGGGGCATTGGCTGGGACATCAACATGGACATCGGCGCGGCCGCGATGGACTACCGCGGCCTGCACGCCTCGACCGGCGCCGGGTGATGACCGGCATTTTCCAGGCCGGCCGGCTGTTACCCTCCCAGCCGGCCGGCCGCCCCTGTTTGTGACTTTTTCGAGTCGAACCGATAAAGGATTCAAATCATGAGCGAAGCTGCTCTATACAAGGACGCGGATACGATCACGATCCTCGCCCCTGCTGCCCTGGCCAGCGGCCAGGTGGTTCAATTGCCCGACGGCCGCGCCGGGTACGTGATGGGACTCAAGGCCGTCGCCGCGGGCGACCCGGTCGAAATCCAGGTCGGTGGCCAGGCTGTCGTGGCCAAGACCGCCAACGTCGAGATTCTCCCCGGCGATGAGCTGCGCTGGGACCGATCGGCCAACACGGCCACGCCGCTCCACGCGATCGCCGACGCCGATTTCGTGATCGGCACTGCGGTCGATGGTGCCGCAGCGGCCGACACGACCGTGGTTGTCGCGCTCAACAAGCGGCCGGTCTACCAGATCGACATCTTCCGCGACCGGTCCGACAGTGTGATCGTCAAGACGGCAGGAACGCCGGCGGTCACGTGGACGCCTGGCTGCGTCAAGCTGTCACTCGACACGACCGACGAGATTCAGAAGGTGGACGTATTGTCGGCCGCCGCAATCCCGGTCGGTGTGCCGTTCATTGCCGAGGGCCGCGTGGCGGTCTTCGACATCGGCGCCGATGCCGCGCTCGATTTCAACATCGGGCTGGCCAATGCGACCCACGCGAGCGACGCCGACGAAATCACCGAATCGGTGTGTTTCCACATGGATGGCACCGCGCTCGACATCAAGGCCGAGTCGGACGACGGCACGACCGAGGTGGCCGCGGAGGACACCACGGTGAACGCGGTCGATGACACGTTCTGGGACTTCCGCATCGACGCGCGCGACTTGACCAACGTGAAGCTGTACATCAACAGTGTCCGCGTACTGGCCACCAAGACGTTCAAACTCGACAAGGCCACCGGCCCCATGAAGCTCCTGGTCCACCTGGAGAAGACCAAGAACGCCACGACCGGCGACTTCCGCGTAACCCACCTGGCGATCCGCACGATGGACGTTGCCGCCTGACCCTGATTTCGCGAGCTGCCCCATGTCGTTTGACGCAGATTTCGCCGCAGCCAACGACCTCCTCGCCGAGGCTTTCGGCGGGGAGGTATCGTTGGTCCGCGGCGGTGCGACGACGGGCGGTGTGGTAGCACAATTGCTCCTGAATACCTACAGCGGCGAAAACAACGAGGGGATCACGATCACGGTCCAGATGACCGATTTCGTGATC